ACTACCGAAGATATGCTATTTCTTCGCTTTTAGGTATTGTTACCGATGTAGATTTAGATGCAGGTAAACAAACCTTATCAGATGCACAGTTTAAGACTATCTTAGACACTTTAGCAAGTGGTAAAGCAACTTACACTAAAGAGAAGATTAAAAGCTCTTACAAGTTGTCTATTGAGCAAATCAAAAAACTAGCGTAATGGAGGACTTAAAGATAAGAGCAAGTTCTTTAGGGCGTTTAATGTCAAACGATAAAGACACAAGCATAACAGACAAGCAGCTAGTAACTCTTAACGGGTTACTAGCTAAAATAAAGCTAACAGAGAAACAAGCCGAGCTTAGAGATGTATTACTTTTAAAGAGAGATGCAAAGCCACAGTTAAGCGCAGGAGCAAAGAACTATATTAACGAGCTTTTTATGTATAAAGAGTTTGGAGTAAGGCAGGAGATTAACTCTAAATATATCGACAAGGGCAACGAGGTTGAAGAATTAGCTATTGAAATAGCAGGAATAGAGTTAGGCTATGAAGGTTTGGTTAAGAACGAAGATTATTTCGAGAATGATTACATTATAGGAACGCCTGACGTTGTAAACGATGAAGTACTAATAGACGTTAAAAGCTCTTGGAGTGCAAGTACATTTCCTTTCTTTGATACCACTTTAAAGAATAAGATATACGAATGGCAGCTAAAAGCTTATATGTATCTTACAGGGCATACAGAGAGCTATCTTTGTTACTGCTTAGTGCCTACTCCAGAAGATTTGATCCTAGACGAAATGCGCAGAGTATCTTGGAAGCGTGGAGAACTTGGAGAAGTCAGTATAGAAACAGAGGTAAATGTACGATCATACTTTGATTTAAGTAAGATACCAACAGAGAAAAGAGTTAAAGCGTTTAAAGTTGAGCTAACAAAAGAAGACGTTGAGCAAATAAAAGAAAAGGTAGAATTAGCAAGAGAATATTATAAACAAATAAAGTAAAGTAAGATGAATTACAAAGTAAAGGGAAGCATTGCTTCTATTAGTGAAAAGAAAGTACTAGACAACGGAGCTAGTATTGTAGATTACGTGGTTAGCGTAACAAGCGATAACGGATATGTAACGCCGCATAACTTCTCAATGTACAAAAAAGCGGAGTACGCAGAACACGTAGATAACTTTATAAAGTTCAATAAGGTTGGAGACGTTGTAGACGTAGAGTTTACAATTCGCGGACAGGAATACAACGGTAAAATCTATAACAGTTTGAACCATTGGAGATGCGATAAAGTAGAGATGAGTTCTAGCGATGCTGTTACTCCAGTAACTAACGAAGCGGATGATTTGCCGTTTTAGTGAGTAGCGAAGAAATATACCTAAATATTTTGTCTAAGCCCAATTGCAGCTTCCAAGTAACTGCGGTTGGGTTTATTCAGAACCTACACAAAGAAGCCGCCTTACTATTTACATTGATTAAAGAAATTAAAGAGCCTAGAAAATCTCAGAGAGCATTAATACTTAAACAAAATATGCTTTACTTATTAGAAAATTACGACAATTTAAATAGAGGGACACCAAATGCACGAAGAAAATGAACGATAGATACTTTATAATAGATTACGGTAGAGATATGTTAGAGTTGGCGGAGGTTAATGTTAATTACTTAAAAGAAAATAACTACCATACGGTTATCTATCTAACAGACCTACCAGATAATTTAATGGTTAACGAAGTAACGCAGGAAAAGTTTTTAGATCACTTCGCTTTATTAAGTGAGAACTAAACAAATACAACAAAATCTAGTTTAACAGTTATGGAATGGCTTAACAAAGTAGCAAAGCACCACAAAGAATACATTAAATACGTTCACAAGATGGGCGATACTTCCCACGCAGAAGACCTAGTACAAGAATGCTATCTAAGGCTTGTTCAATATGACTGCGGAAACAAAGTAATAAGAGAAGACGGGACAGTAAATAAGACTTACGTTTGGAGAGTGCTTAGTAATTTGTTTAAATCCTATAAGACTAGTTCTAGCAAGTTTAACTTTATACAGGTAGAGGAATGCATAGGAATAGAAACAGAACAACCTAAAAACGAACAAGAGGAAGCATACGAACGTGTAATGCAAAAGCTATTTAAGGAACTAAGTAAACTAGATAGAGATAACAAATACAATTATAACGAGGAACTGTTTACTTTGTACGCTAGTTCAGCTATGAGCATGAGGTGTATAAGTTCAATAACTAAGATAAGCCTAACAAGTATATTCAATACTATAAATAATTGCAGGGAGCAGTTAAGCGATGAGCTAAGAGAAGACATAGAAGATTTTAATAACGGAGATTACGAATTAATATGAAAGAAATCAAAGCATTTTTAAGCAATCACAAAGACTTATATATGGTTGCCTATTTAGAAGAAATGAAAAAAGAGAAGCCAAACCTACTAGATATGAGAGAACATTTAAACGTTACTTGTGTGCTAGATATTATTTTACAAGGATTAAATAAACAAAATGGAAAAAAATAAAGAGTACTACGAAGCATTGGATAAGAGAACAGCAGAGTTCAAAGAGTGGAAGAAATCACAAACGATCGAACCTAATTTAACTGCCGATAAACCTATCAAAACTAAAGAAGAACTAGAATCGAAACACGCAGAAAACGCTCCCGCTGGTTTAGGAGATTTAGTAGAGAAGATTACAGAAGCAACAGGACTTAAAAAGCTAGTTAAGTTTGTAGCTGGGGAAGACTGCGGATGCGATGAGAGAAAGGTAAGATTAAACAAGCTAAGATTTAGAAGCAGTCCTTTATGCTTAGAGGAAAGCGAATATAGTTTTTTACATACGTTTTTTATTAGTAATCCTAGTACGGTAACACAAAGCCAAAACATAGAGCTAACTAAAATGCACGCTAGAGTATTTAATAAAAGAGCAGCAGAACCTACAAGCTGTTCAAGTTGTATGCGCCAAACGGTTTCAGATTTAAGAGAGATTTACAATACTTATAAATAGTGTAGTGGACGTTAACCAAGCTCTCAAATTAGTAAGGCAATACATATTTGATAGAACAGGTAAAAGAATAAGAACAAACGATATTAGAATAATGAGAGACAGAACGCAACTAGACAAGCTAGAGCAGGCTGTTAACATAGTTAGAGAATACTATAACGGTAAAAAATAATAACATGGATATAATTAAAGTTAAAATTTCAGAGGTTAAAACAAACCCGAACAACCCGAGAGTTTTAAAGGATGATAAATTCAAAAAGTTAGTTGCATCCATTAAGAGCTTTCCAAAGATGTTAGAGATACGTCCTATCGTTGTCAATAATGATATGATAGTTTTAGGTGGCAATATGCGTTTAAAGGCTTGTAAGGAAGCAGGGTTGAAAGAGGTACATATAATCAAAGCGGAAACGTTAACGGAAGACCAACAAAGAGAATTCATTATAAAAGACAATGTAGGCTTTGGCGAATGGGACTGGGATATGATAGCAAACGAATGGGATACGGATGAGATTGAAGCGTGGGGTTTAGATATTCCAGTATTTGATGAACCGATAGAACTTGAAGCTGAAGAAGATGATTATACAGAACCTGAGCAAATGAATATAGATGTTGTGCTTGGAGATTTAATTGAGATAGGGGAGCATCGTTTACTTTGTGGAGATAGTACGGACTCTGACCAAGTGGCAAAGCTAATGAATGGGGAGAAGGCTAATATGGTATTTACTGACCCTCCTTATGGAGTTTCTTATCAATCAAATATGAGAACTAAAACAGAAAAGTTTAATGTATTAAAAAATGATAATGTATTTATTACTGAATGGATTAATAATTTACCACTATTCTCAAAAGGATTTGTTTTTGTATGGACAAGTTGGAAAGTATTAAAACAATGGATTGAATTTTGCGAGCCTATTGGTGAGTTGTCAAATATAATAGTTTGGGACAAAGGCGGTGGAGGTATTGGCGATTTAAAAAAAACATTTTCAACTGATTTTGAAGTAGCTTTAGTATATCATAGGGGAGCAGAAATAAAAGGTAAAAGACTTGGTAGTGTTTGGAGTATTGGTAAAGATGGAGCTTCTACATATTTGCATCCAACTCAAAAACCTATTGAATTAGCTGAAATGGTCAATAGAAAATATCACTGATAAAAATGCACATATAACAGTAGATATATATCTAGGCAAGTGGAACAACAATGGTAGCAGCACACCAACTTAAAAGAAAATGCTATGGTATGGAATTAGACCCAAAATATTGTCAAGTAATAATAGATAGAATGAGAAAGCTAGATGATACCTTGACAGGTTAAAATAAACGGTAAAGAATATTGATAATATACAGAATAAGAACAGATGAGCAAAGAAGATTTAATCCCTTTTAAAAAGGGCGAGAGCGGAAACCCAAACGGAAGGCCAAAAGGCAGCAAGAACCGAAGCACAATTGCAAGACAATGGCTTGA